TTAATGGCCTCGTTTTCGTTTTTTATCAATATGCTCGAAAAAGTTTGTAAGTATTTTCTGCTCTTTCTCTCCATCTTTGATAGCAAAAATGGTTGTTCTAAGTTTCTCGAATTCCTCCTCTTCCATATTTGTGATTTCGTAGAAAATTTCTACTATCCTTCTTTTGTCCATGGAAAATCCCCCTTCGATTTTTTGTTATACTTATTAATCGAAATAAAATCGCAAAACTTACGTTTTGTCCCGAAACTGGGACACTTTTTTTATTTGTAGCGAGAATCGTATAAATCCGTGATTCTTATATGTAATCCCCTCGCTATTTTTTCCAAATCACTTAGAGTAGGGCTTATCTCTTCTCTACTTATACGTGACAGCACTGATCTGGGAACTCCAGTCATATGCTCTACCTGCCGAAGGGACAACTCATTTTCTAACATTATTTTCTTCAGCAATATTTTCATAACGCAATCATACCACTGGAGAGGTTACTGTTTTTCTGGTAAAATCTTCCTGCATTGGATACAACCGCTAAACTATGTTAGAATGGTAATATAATTTACTGTGAAGGCCATAAACATGATTTCTGAAGAAGAATTAATATTTGAAAAAATATATACCGATTACCAATGCGTACTACGCCAATACGCAAGAGTATTTATGGTTCCCGTAGACGATATAGACGATATTATTCAAGAAACTTTTATTGAATATTTTAGAAGATATAAATACACATGGTCTACTACCTATAAAAAAGGACTGCTGATTAAAATTTTACGTGGGAAATCCATAGATTGTCTAAGAAAACATGGACACTATAAAATCGTTAGCCTTAATGATAATGACAGCATTGCGAGCCTTGCTACGCTGCCCAGGGCAATCATTAAGGACCCGGCTGATTTTGTTGTAAGCGGTGATGCCACGGAATTAATCATTGAGGAAATTGATAATATGAGAAGAGACAGGAAAGAAATTGCGATCTTATATTTTCTGGAGCAGCGGACAATACCAGAGATATGCAGAGCGCTTAACATCACTGAGTCGGTGTGCAATTCCCGAATACACCGAACGAAAGTTAAGCTTAGAAAAAGACTTGCTGAATATATGGATCAATAGGTGGAGTCATCACGACCTCGTCTAGGGATTTCTATTCATCAGAATATATGTTCGATTTTTTCCTTGCTAAATAGTGATTTAGCTAACACAATGCATATCATTGAGACAGGATATTACCAATTTCAAGACGTACTGGCAAAAGGGTACGCAGAATACGATGTTATATATACCAAAACATATACTTCCGCGCCTTATGTGATTGCATTTAATAGCTCTATCGGCTGCAGATTGATTGCCATCGCTGGTAAGCGTACTCAAATAGGGCATAAATTACAGGTATATAATCCGTCCGATGCGGCCGTATCTGGCGATATACGATGGATTACATTTATGTAAATGATCATTTAAGATCCCACATCTTTGTATAAGTACTACCCTCTACCTTATACACTGATGCTTTGATAGCGGGATTATTTTGTACAAAAATTCGAAGCTGGAATTTAGCCCAGTTAAGTACAGAAAAATTAACGAAAACAAATTCAAACCCGGAATTACTGCCATCGTAACCAAATTCCATTTTTTCAATACCATTTAGTAGTGCAAAATCGGATTTTTTCGTATAACCGCCCCATGCTCCGTATGAGGACCCTGCTATGTTAATACGTGTAAAGGTATCTCCATTGTGATCATGTAGTTCTTGATATACTTTCGTTCCTGTTACAGCAGCATCTCCATCTGTCAGGATATCTACATAACCACCTACTGCTCCTGGGTACGGTCCGTGAGCAGCAGAACCAGAGGCATTATAGACTCTATAGCGGCCTGGAACTGATGCATTATTAAAATCAGTAACAAAAGTAGTACCAGCAAGAGCATATTCCGCCGCTAAATCACTATTTTTTCCAGTTGTATTTCGAACATTTGTTTGTTATCATGATGTCAAAGGAGATGATACTATGGCAAACATATGCACCCTGGAGCCCGACATTAACCAGTGCCCGTATTATAACGACGTGTCACAGACATGCAATGGTGGCCCGGAGGAATGCGGATTTTATAAAAAAATTGAGTCGGAGAAGCAGCCGGAAGCGCCGAGGCGGGCTAAATGGTTTGAACAGTACATTAAATAGGAACAGGGCGGTAGAAATGGAAGAACCACCGCCCTGTGAGAAGGTAGCTATTTATATAACGTTTTGCGGACCGTGTTGTGACGCAAAGCAGAAAAATGGGCGGTGATGAGCCGCCCTCTCTATATTCCCATATCTATATATCCACGATCTGCAAGGTCGTTCCTGGCTCTTTCTTTTAATTCTTCAGATGGTCCATATTCAAGCCATTCGTCAAGATATTCCTTGACTTCCTCCTCGTTTGTTTCGTTTGTGAATGGCCCCCATGTCAGTACCGAGAAATCATAGATCGACAAGCCGGTCATCTCAATTAAGTAGGTCGAAAAATTCATATATTTATACACGGTTTCTTCCTTTCTCCCGGCCTGTTCCCGGGCCGGGGCGGATTGCTATCGATCAATTATTTCAATGATTTCTGAGATTTCGAAACCGGCCATATGGATACAATATTTCACAGGTAGGCCTTCACATTCTACGGTATACGCTACGCCTCCATTACGGACGGTCGCCCATTCCTCTCCATGAGTAACAGCCGGATCATTTGTGCCGTGGCACTGATGATATACGTCGGTTATTTTCCCATTAGAAAAAATTTTCTGTGCAAGACTCTTTAACTCTTCTTGACGTAATCCGTTCTTTGACCAAAGGCATGACTGATAATTTACAATTTCCATACTTTCCTTCTTTCTCCGGCGGAGCCGCCGCCGGACGGTGTGATTGTTATTCTTTACATTGTAATTCCATATTCTTCTTCGAGAGCATCTGCGGAATATCTCTCCATTGGAAATCTGATTACTATATTGTAATGGTACTCAATCAATTCTACATCATAGCAGTTGTATTCTTTGTCCTTGTTTATAACTAGACTGTGATGCTCATTTAATTTAATTATCATTCTCTTTACCGCCTTTCATGTGATCTGTTTTTTTGTTTTCCTGTTCCTTATGATCTTAGTATAGCATAGTTTAAATATGCTGTCAAGCATATTTATAAAAAAGTTTAAATATGCTTTTTGAATTGTGATTTACAACTAATTTAAACTATGCTATAGTATCTATATAGAAGGGCGGTGATAAAATGGCTTTTAGTGATAAGCAAGCGGCGTTTAATTACATCAATGAATATCAAAAAGAAAAATACGACAGAATTACAGTAATGGCGCAAAAAGGAAAAAAAGCAGAATATGAAGAAGCTGGAAAAGCACTTGGTATGAAAATTTCGGCATTCATGCAATATTGTGCAGATAAAGAAATTGAGAGATTGAAAAGCGAAAAGCATATTTAAACTTTTCCATTGACAGCATAGTTTAAATATGCTATAATAAAGATAGTTAAAGAACACCTTAACTAATCGCCGGGGCGAGCCGGAGGAAGGAGGATATATGGAAGATATCATGACAGATAAGCAGATGGAAATATTACTTACGTTAGTAGCCGACAAATTTGCAGGCTGTAAAGACATGGAAGAAGTTGAAAAGGCAATTCTAGAAGTCAGGGAAATGGCACAAAAAAATAAGCCTACAGAATAGGCTTAAGGCAAAGACAAGGGAGGGCGGGCTTGCCACCGCTCCCCCATCTGCAAACAGTATAGCAGATAAATTAAAATCTTACAATAAGTGGTCCGAAAAGGAGCGTTCTTTATTATCCCGCCAGCCCCGGATATTGCAAGGCCCCATCCTGATCTGGAGTCAGCGTCACCGGTTCCATGACAAGCTTGCCATCCTGATCGAGATAATACCACTTCCCACCGCTCGTCTGCAATCCCTTTACCATGGCGCCATCTGCACCAAGATAGTACCAGTCTCCCTCATACATATACCAGGTATCATGTACCATCAGGCCCGTGCCGTTAAACCAGTACCATTTTCCGTCAGTGTCCTGATACCAGGCGTCGCGTACTGGAGCACCTGTGTTACCGAGGTAATACTTCCAGCCGCCGTCCTCCTCATACCAGCCTGATTTCTTCGGTGCTTCCGGCTTCGGCGCTGCATCGTCCTGTATATACCGCCTGACGCATACCAGCCCCTTCCTCCAGCCTCCCGGCGCCCATGAGTCATACCGGCTCTTGCAATATGCCGTAAGCTGCTTATAACTCGGCCTGCCGCTACCATGGCCGCAGATAATGCCATTACCGCAGTACATCTCAACATGGCCGATCTTAAGCGGGCGGCTCTTATCGGTCCCCGCGAATTCCAGCATATCACCGGGGCGCAACCGGGAAACGTCCGGAATACCTGCGGTTATGTCTACGTCTACGGTTGTCAACTTGCCAGACTGATATATTCCGGCGGTATTAAGTACGCCGAAGCTCTGGCCTGCCTCTGCGTATGCATAACAGATAGAGCTACTGCAATCACTGTAATAGTTGCCGTCTTTATATTTTTTGAAACAGTAATCACGTAAATTCTGACTGTAATAATTGCGGCCAATCAGCGTGTCGTACTTTGCGATTACTGCCTGTCTCTTTTCTTGTGCTGTCATAAAGCCTCCTATCAAAAAAGGCCCAGGATTCCCCCAGGCCCATAAATAAGTACAGTATCACCGGCTCTCACCCTGCCGACCGGGAGATATGCGGATCACCGCCTTTCTACTGCTTGATTTGCTTGATTGCCTGGTTCACGCCGGTAGCAGCCAGGCCGGAGACAATACCGATTGCCAAGGCATTGATTATATCCTGAGCCGGAAACGCTGGCATCGTGTACATTCCTGCGACACCCAGCGCTGCCCCGACCGCCCCGCAGATAACCGGGATCACCTCGTCCTTGATCCTCTCACTTGCTTTGCAGGCCATTCCGGCCAGATAGCATATTACTGTAATTCCTGCAACACTCGCAATTCCAAAATCCATAGTCAATTCCTCTCTTTCTACTTTATGTACTGTGCCATCATGAGGACAAGGCCGACAGCAACCGCCCCCGACATTGCTCCTACGATAGTGTTGAAAATTGTTCGCTGCATACCGCTCCACCGCTCCGCTGGTTCGGCCTTCAACTTATCGATGTCCTCACCCTGTTTTTTCTGCTCCCGTAGCATGTTTCCCATATTGATGGTAAGTTCCTTTACTGCAAGGGCTAGGTCCTGTATAGCCTGGTTCTGCGCTTCAAGATCATCTATTCTGTGCTTCGCGGACTTTGCCTCATGTTCCAGGGCGGTGATCTTAACTGCAATCTCTTCATTTTCCATGTTGTGTAACCTCCGTATTAATAATCCTGCCCGGTAATCTCCTTATACTCAGCCGTCGTAATCCAACGCCCGACTGCATTGCGTACCATGCCGATCGACCACAACCGTGCATCATAATATCCCTTAACCTTGCCGTAATTTCTGCTCATCTTATTCCACCTCCTCTAAGTCAATGCCGCCCATCATTGCCACATATGCAAGCTGTGCCTGTGTGGCTGCCAACTCCTCCCGCAGGTCCGGCGCCCGGAACTCTGCTATCATTACCGTGCCGATCACGTCCCGTGTCTCCATAATCGGATCGCTGGACTCTGGATTAGTCCCTGTCTGGACCAGTTCGGTACCCACGACGTAATTATCGTCTTTGGTAAGACGACCCGCATACACGTGGTCTGAGCGTGTCAGGATAGGTTCCCCAGCATCGTCCAGAACAGTAATAGCCTTCGTGGCCTTGACGTCGGCCTCTACCTCCGCAAACGTGGCAGCCGCCGGCTGGAAGATCACTCTCCCGCCCTGATCCGTGAGCTGCACTCCGTTGACTACGAGGTCATACAGTTTCTCATTGATTCTGATTTTTTCCATAATAAAAATTCCTTTCCGCCCCGGGACTCGCCGGGGCATAAAAATAAGACCCTTTCAGGTCTGGTCAAAATGTTACACTCTCAAATTGTTATGATTTCTTTCCCGGTTAAATAGTGATTTAACCAATTTAAATAACTACTCTATTAAGTCAATAAGACAAAATCAGAGCGTTTGCTTCGGAACAATTTCAGTAACCACTGATGCTGAAGGTATCGCGCATATAAGCCACAGCAACTTAACCGGGAACAATTTTATGGCTATTTGCATACCAGATACTCCCCGATTGGCAGATGGCTGTGTTGTTACTAATGCAAGTAGCAATGGCTTTGATATTACAGTAATTAAGGACGATGTTGTTGTTAAAAATAAATCTTTATGGATTCGCTATATATCTGTCTCAAATTACTATTAGATGATCATTTATTCCATACATTCGTCCATGTTCCATTTATCATTTTGTCGTAGTGTATGCCGGTATTATTGGCCGAGAATTGATATATGCTCCCGTCCTTCCACACTTTCCAATATATACCGTCTGACGTGGTAGCTACGTCGTACTCAATTTTATCGGCTCGCAAAAATCCGATTTGGTCACTCATGATGTGTTTCCAACCACCCCATGTACCTGTTGATTGCTTTGTAATTTGTGGGCTGTCCTGCTCAGGATATGGGGGCCAGGCAGTGATACGACACCACTTGTTATCCAAGCGCTCAACGTCAAGATATGCCGCCAACCAACCTGTTGGCAAATTGGTGCAGTTGGTTGCATAGTAATGACCGGTGGTGAGGGAAAGGATATCAATCCCAGTGACTGGTTGTAGGCTAATATCGGTTTTAACATCACCTAAATCACTAATTGCCGAATCAACCTTTTCGTTTACACTATACATCAGAGCCGAACTCGGTATCTTATTTGCATCGTTTGCCTGCTGATTAATCACTGCCGCCGCAATCTTTGCAATAGCGTCACTATTTGCTTTTACCCCTTCCTCCACATGTGTGAGCCTGGCTGCCGACAGGGGGGTACTGGTGTCTGGTTTATTCTTCCATGCCTGCTTCACGTAGGCCACAAATCCACTAATTGTCATTCTGACATTCCTCCTTCTATTGGGTATACATCGGTTCCCGGATATAAGTCAGTGTTCGGAAAAAGCCCGAACAGATCCTCTCCCGGGTATAAATCAAGCGCCGGATATAAATCCGCCGCCGGGAATAAGGTATATATCTCAACCTCTATTTTATATTGTGCTTTTACATTTACCGGATTTGGAATGATCGTAACCGACTGGATGTATAATTCTGCCATCACGTCACCACCATTTCCAGTTGCTCCACAAGAGTCTCGTCATTAATATCATAGATAACGCGGAGTATATATGTTGTTCTACCGGGCGGAGCCTCGATATATGCATCAATGACATGTTCGTCTATCTCACACTCACCAGAAGCTTCCAGTGCATTCCCCCGCACCAGTTCCCAGGATGCGGACTTAATCCGAAATGGTGCGTTATCTGCCGCATGAATCCTTAATTTGACATGACGCCGCTCGCCAACGTCAAACATGATTTTCTGCATCTTTATCCCCCTTTCCGACAACACGGTTCTAACAGCTCCGCAGAATACAGCGCAGGGAGTACATCGGCACAGTATGCACAATCCAGCAGTTCCGCAAAATACGGTATTGGAAGTACCTGCACACACAGCCCGGAGGAATCCACGCAGAACAACATCTTAGCCATATATGACTGGTTACCGGCGCCGTCCTCCGCGATTATTTCCACCACATACTCCCCATCCTGGTCCAGGGGGACCGGTACTGACCATATGTCCCCCTGTGTCTGCTCCATGACAACCTCTGCACCGTCAACACGCCCAAACACACGCGTTACTGCCATGGTATCGCCTCCTTAGTCTGTAACCTCCACACTGATCACATAGGTCTTACCAGCATCTACCGGATTAGGTGTAAGCGTTACGGCCTTAATCGTCGGGGCTACGGTATCGAGTGTTACTGTCCTGGTTACGGTCGTGCTCTTACCCGCGGAGTCTGTCGCCACAACTGTGATCGTGTTGCTTCCGGACGCCAACGTCAGAGCCTTGCTGAAGGATCCATCTGAGCCTACTGTCACAGCCTCAGCTGATCCGCTGTTAAGTTTGACTGTTACGGTTACAGGGCTCGACGTAATGTCGTTGGTCGTACCGGTTACTGTGCAGGCTGCCTTGTTGGTAATCAGGCCATTAGTCGGAGCCGTAACACTTAATGTCGGCGGTACTGTATCGATCTTAAAGGTTACACTCTTCTGGGTAGCTGCATTCCCGTCATTATCTGCCGCATCGATCTTAATTGTGTGGCTGCCATCGGAAAGGGCCGCTGTTGGCGTATACGTACACTGGTAACCGCCTGTGATAGCTGTTTTGGTTATTCCTGCCATAATTGCAGATCCGCTATCAATAGTAATCTTAATACTTCCAGAATTAACTCCTGAATCTGCATCTGTTACCTTCCAGGCGATTGATGGCTTATTGTTGGTAATCAATGCACTGGCCGTCGGATATGTAATCGTGATGATCGGTGCAACCTTTTCTTTTACACGCAGTTTAAGCGATTCTCCAAGAGTTGCATCTGTATCCGTCTTAGTCGTTATATTCCCGGCCTCGTCCGTGGCTTTGACCGTCACGGGATAATAATGTCCATCGTTATTGTTATAAGACGATGTTGGCGGCGCCGTGATCGTGGCCTCCCACTTCCCCGTGCCACTGTTAAGCGTCAATGTGGTCGTAACGCCATTAACTATTGCCTGTACTGTTTTAACTGCCATTTATTTCGCCCCTTTCTTCTCAGGCTCCGGCTCCTCCGGTCTCAATGCCCGTAACACATTCGCCGCGCTAGAAAGTAACGCTCCCTGATCCGGGCCTGTCACGGTTATGTGGTTGATAATATACATCAGCGTGTTACGCTGGTCTTCTGATAATTGATACATAATACCTCCTTTTAGGCATAGAAAAAGCACCCTGATTTCTCAAGGCGCCTTTTACAACTCTCATTATTTTATGCTGCCAGCGTCAATGTGTACAACAATAGAAACTGGCTTTTTCTTTATGCGTCCAATATTTATAAGCAGTGGACACGATCCGCTTTCATCTTCGACAAATCCCAATAACTGCTCCTTGTAATTCGTTTGCGAACCATCTTCGTAAGTATATTCTGTTATTACGTCAAGACAATCAAGATATCCTTCAGCCTTCATTGTATAGTTTACATATAATGCACCATCTTTTGAAACCTCAAGTTTATTGACTGATGCTTTTCTATTGTCAGCATATATATAATTCGTATCATAAAATATTATTACTGGAACAGAATATCCCAGCTGATTTATTCCAGCAGGGCTATCATCATATGCTGTTATATTTAACTCAACTTTATTATCATAAGTTTTTTCATTTAACACCAAAGCATTACCTCCACCTTCAACCCATTTGCCGTCTTCCGCAACCGTATATCCATCTGGCGTTGTTGTATTTGAAAGCATATATGATGTTTGTGCATCAAAATAGTACCACTTAGAATCGATGTCCTGATACCACCCTTTTTTATAAGTTCCATCGTCATCTTGATAACGCCACCCGGTTGTATCCTCTTGCCACTGTCCTGCATAAGAAGTCATTGGGAAAGCCGCTATCATCATTATAACAAAAGCTAAAATCCATCGTTTCATGATGTCTACCTCCTTTGTTAAATCATACCATATTTAAACAATGATTTCCATATTGATCTTTTAATTATTACTCTAAATATGATATGCGGTCTTCCAACTCATCTATGCGGTCTTTCAAAGTTTCAAGTCCCCAAGAACTGTGATTCCAAATACGATCTAATATATACCCAACACGGCCATTATAAGGACTTACACTCCATTCATTTGTATCAACAATAAGATCAAGACATGTTATCTGCCCTTGTTTTATTGTTGTCGTAGATCCAGATCCGGAAATTGTAACAATTCCATACCCTCCCGGTACACTTCCCTGGGATATAGTAATATATCCTGAGTTAGATTCCATTATATTGCTTCCATTCGCAGAAACATAGAAATCCCCAAACTGTACCATATCATCACCGGCATAGAATACATCAGTTTCAAGAGTACCGGAAAATACACCGTTTGTACATCTTAAAGTCCCATTTGCACTGACCTTCAGATTATCGCTATCAATAATTATACGATTCCCCCGGAGCGTGATCTGGTCAGGCTCAAGCGATAACTGGCTGGATACATCACCCTTACTCACCTTCAGGGATATTTGTTCCGCGGTCTGCAAAAACTGGGATTCGGTGTCCTCCTTCAGGTTCTTGACGGATAAGGTAATCTGATCGGCCATAATCTTCAGGCTGGCTTCTGCCTCCTGCGCCCTCTTAACCTCAGCACTGATCTGCTCCGCCGTGATCGCAAACTTTGCGGACGTGTCCTTTTCAAAGTCGATCAACTCCGCAGATACTTCCTCAACATTCCGTTTCAGGATCGCGGCCTTACCCTTGAGTTGTATAATCTCCGTGTTGACGTTGTGCTCTGTGCTCCTGATCTCCTCGCCCGTCGCGCTGTGTGTATCCTTAAGTGCGTAGATTCCTTTAAGCGTCCGTTTTACTATGTATGAGACGATGCTTTCACCACTAAAATCCAGTAGCTCCGCGTCCCCTACTTCCATATATGGCAGCCCTTTGAGATCACACTCATACGGGATATACTGCCGGCCGTTGACCATGCCGTATATTCCCATGGCAATCTGGTTCAGTTCCGACGCCGACTTACCAAACACCAGAAAGTTCCCCTCGACAGTCAGGCAGTTGCTCCCGGTCCCGTATATGGCCCCGATATCGCCCTCTTCCTGCCTGATCTGTACCTTGTCTATACTTTGTACTGTGTATTCCTCAAACTGGCAGGATATGCACAGGTACGGGTCTATCCGCTCATCATACACCTGGTCATTCATTTCGCCAGGCAATACCGGATACACGTCAGTCCCCGGATACAGGTCAACCGCCGGCATCAGGCAGTAGTTGGGCTGTAAGGTGATGTGCTGCAATACACCGTTACGGTCAAAATGCCCAAACACACCGTTAAGCTGCTCGCAGGCTATCAACACGTCACGCCCCATCAGCTCCGCCGCCTCTATGGTCTTATAGATCATCACGCTGTCGTTTGGCAGGTAGTCCGGAACATGCTCCGTTACTCCGATATGCCTGCATAGTCGCGCCCGTAAGTCACGGAGCGCCAGCGGGAAGGGAAGCGCATTATACCAGTCAATCACGTTGACGTCAAACAGGCACATATAATCGAGTGCCACAAGGTCCCGGTACTTCCGGTTGGTCTGTCGGTCCGCCGACTGAACAATATATTTTCCCAGTGGCATCGTATAGCCAGATGGGTATACATCTGTTCCCGGATACAACCCCAGATCCGGATATAATCCATCAAGCGTCTGATATATGGCCATCTCTGTGTCTTTTATGTTGTCCTCTATGCCAATCAGTGTAAGGCTAATCTGCGTAGCTTCACAGCTTCCAAAGTCGAGATTTTCGCTGCTTGACAGGGATTCTTCTATGGTCATGGACTCGCTCATAATGTAGCCGCTCTCCCATAGCCTCAGAAACGGCTCCGGCTGTCCCATTCTACGGAATTCTATAATTAGATTTTTATCTGTGCTGTCAGCCTGATACAGCCGTTTCAGTTCCTCATCTACCTGTAGCACCCGATCACCTCCTTAATACTCAATCAGCTGGATCTCAAACGGTTCGTATACCATATTCAGCTTCCTGATATCAATATGCGTTATGGTATACTCGATATCCGGCATGTAGAAGACCCCGGATTTATATCCCATCTCCTCGCTGTTCCAGTAGGTAACTGATACCTTACGTTCCCGCTCTCCGTCCGAGACAATGCCGGAATCCACAATTGCCTTTAAAACAATCTTCTCACCCAGATACAGTTTTCGGATAGGTACCACAATCTTACTTTTATAGTTTGGTGATGTCTCCCGGTGTAGGAGAGCCGCCACATCCCGGTAAGCGTCCAGTTCCAAGCGCTGATTTGGTGTTTCCTTATATTTCTCCAGGTAGTTGTTTGGGAGAGCGGTATTCCCAAACTTTATAAGCCATCCTTCAAATGCCACCGTTCTCCCTCCTTACACCAGCAGCGGATTTTTACCCGTCTGCCTTTTTGTCATTCTGTTTCGCTTCACCATCTCATTATAAACTACTTTTCCGTCGAGGTTGACAGTCAGATGGATATCTCCGCCTTCACCGCCGCCCATCTCCGCCATAGCCTCCTTAAATGCCTGTTTCATGGCGCTGACCGGGGAGACAATTTCAGTTTCCCGGTTGTTATCTCCCAGGATTGCCGCAAATTCTCCAGCGCGTGGCGGTACTACGGTACCAGATGCAAGCCGTGGAAGTCGAACATGATCCAAGGTGAATCCAAAATGTTTACCGCCTGCAAGCGGTACCCAGTCAGGTACATCAAATGATAACTTGTTCAGGCTGTCAATAATATAATTGATAGCATTTTCCGCTATCTGAACGATACCATTAAAAACCCCCTTAAAGATATCCCCCACATTTGACCAAGCTTTATCCCAGCCTTGTGTAAAACCGGTATGGACAAAATCAAGGATACCGTTAAGTACCAGTAATATCCCATCAACGATACCAGATATAAAGACACCGAGCGCCCCAAAGGCTTCCGTGATCACTTGTAAGGCTCCTGATATTCCGGGTCCAAGCGTGTCAGCAAACCAGCTCACCATAGGAAGGATCATATTGTTATAAATGTCGAGTGCTACCTGTATAAGTTTTGCTCCGAATTCGAGGAAATGCTGCATTAATGGTTTTATGTGATTCGTCCATAAACGATCTGCCACGTCCATAAATGTATCGAAAACAGGTTTTACGTACTTATCCCATATATCATTCAGTACCTCACCGGTGCCTCGGATTGCTTCACGGATTGCCTCAAAAATAGGATGACCATATTCCTGCCACACACCATACAGCGTGTCAATGCTATCCGTCCATATCTGAGTTATTAGTGCAAGCGCTGGTGCTACCGCATCACTCCAGATTCGATCAAATAAGTCCTTAACCAGCGTAAACAGCGGCATCAGTGTCGCCATAATCTCCGTTGCAAACTGTGTAATCATCGGCAGTCCGGATGTAATAAAATTTTGTAGGGCAGGAAATACAGATAAATTCCAGATATCAGCAAACACCATATTAAAGCTGTCGAACAGGCCATTGACAATAAACCCTATCGTATCAATTGTCTGCTGTATAAATGGGACCAGATCGGCGCTAAACCATGCCTTTAACGGTGCTCCCAAGGTTCCAAGATCGGACCATATTCCGGCCAGGATTGCTTTGAAATTTTCAATATTGGGTTGCATGTCCGTCCAGACTTTCGAGAGGTTCGGCCCGAATGTAGCAGCAAGCCAGGAATAAAAATCATTCAATGCCTGCTTCATGCCAGCCACCATGGACGTAATTTTAGTATCAACGTCCACTGTCTCAAACATCTGAGACGGATCTGTGCCACTGGCTCCTCCTCCGCTGCCTCCGGAACCCTTCTCTGATATCAGATTAAGCTTATCAAAGCTGGCAGTAGAACGTTCAGCATCTTTACCTGCCTGCTTTGCCGCTCCCCCGGTCTTCTTAAGGCTCTTTGCGTAGTCCTCCTGTGTCTTTTTTGCTTTTACAAAGCTTCCTTTACCGGTGAGTGCTGCAAGCAGCTGCCCGATCCACGCCAAGGCATTCGCAATCGCGTCAACCATGGCATTCAACGCAGGGACCACAAAGTCCAGTACAGGCGCGAATGCTGTCGCAAAGCTGTTCTTCATGTATAACAATGAGGACGTGAGGCTTGACAGTGTAGTATTTACTCCGTTTGAGTACTGCGCCAGATTCCCGAAGCCCTCTTTTACCGCCGTGCTCACCGCGCTGATTGCCTTAAAAACGAAAGAAAACAGGATCGACCGTCCCAACATACCAAGAAGGCTCATATGCCTACCTGTACCCTTTGCAGATTTTCCAGCCTTATCAAGGGACGATTTCATACTTTTTGCGGATTTTGATACCAAGCGCTGCCCCTGATCTGCGCTTAACAACTCTCGCTTATATTCATTTTCCGCCTGAATAATCCTTTGTAATGCCGCATATAACTGGTCGTATTCTGGATTTCCTAAAGTAATTCCCTGCTTTTCCAATTCTTCCAGCTGGGCTTTAAGCAGTTGTTTTTGACCCTCGAAAGAATTCATATCCAATTTAACAGGTATTTCTACATCCGGTGTTGGACTTAGCATTTCTTTCTTGTAATCTGCAAGAGCCTGTTTCACTTTTGCAAGTTTCATATAGGTTTCGTCATACTCGTCGTCACCAAAATACAGCCCGCGGCCTTCCATGTCCTTCAGGGCCTTGCTCAGCGTCTCAATCTCCTGCTTAAACTCATTCGTATACTGTTCAGCCTTTCCCATATTCTCAGCATAGGCATTAACAAAATCTTCCACTTCTTTTCCGTACTCCTGATAGTCCCCTCCAAGTTCTACCGCACGCGGCTTCTCTGGCTCACCAGTCTCAGAACTGCCATTCTCATAATGCTGTACTGGTATCTCCGCCATTTGTTCCTCTAAAGATTTTGTCTCTTTCTGTGCCTTCTTTGCTGCCTCTGCTATATCGTCTACTTTCTCAGCCGCGCGTTCAGCCTGCTGTCCAACGTTTTCAGCTGATTTACCAGCCCCATCAAAAGATCGTACAATGTTATCAGACAGCTTTTCTATCACTGTCGTCAGCTTCTCCATAGCTTTTCTTAAAGAAGAGGCTCCATCTTCAAAACCAGTGGTATCTACCTTTGTAACAAATTTCAGACTCCCATCAGCCGTCATATTATCACCTCAATTCCGGGCATAAAATTAGACGCCTTGCGGCGCCTATCCCAACAACTTATTCCAATACTCAATTTCCGCCTGCTCTTCTGCGGTATACTTTGTCTTAATATCACACATAGCCTTATTGGCCTGATAAAATTCCTGTTCCCACTTCTCCAGCTTCTTACCTTTTGCACGCTTTTGCCGGATCCCAAGCACCATAGAAAATGTGCCATCTTCAATTTCCATGAAGTAACCCATGAAAGTCCACCAGTGCATATACTCCACCGCGCGAACCTCCTGGCCAGCTACCTTATTAATCGCCGGAAACAGAATCGGTTCGTCCTGCTCCCAGTCCATTAGCTTCCTGGGCGGCTTTTTATCGTCTTCTTCCTGCCCGCAGTCTAAAAACCAGACCGCTTTTTCCGCTGCTTCCCGGTATAACTCCTTTGGCATCTTTTCCCAGTCTACATACAGGATATTGAGCATAATCCAAGCTTTTTCTCGGTCCGATAGTTCCGGATCGCTGTAGGCTTCCATAATGGTCAAAATATCCCGGTAATCGGTCCGGATACGCCGCTCATTACTGGCAACCGGAAGTGATACCGGAAGTCTTCCTATCATTTATGATACTCCTTCAGGTATTTGTTCATCCGTTTCTCACTGGCTTTCTGATACGCTTTGATCTCTGACTCTAAAACAGGCTGTAAGCTTTCCATAAACGCCTCAAACAGATATTTGCCGCGGACAATGCAAAATGGTGACTGACTTGCAAATATGGTGTCGTACACATCAGAGTTAAACATCAGGTTCATAGCCTTTCTGATCAGGCTGTTTGTTTCCTCCAGGGCGCGGGATGCCTCTCCAAGTTTATCCTCCTTGGACAGATTTCCCTCTGTGTCTAAATTAACATCAGAAAGCAGGCTTCCTTTTGCCTCCTTAAGCATCTGCAAGGCTTTATAATATCGAGTCATCATGTCAGGATCTGCGGGATTGAAACGGATCACCCGCTTCTCATCTCCGTTTATGGCAAAGCTCTTCAGACCATCATCAAAGTTAATACTCTGCATCTGCTAACCTCCTATTTGCTTATGGGCTCACTGGCTGCGGTAAAAGTTTTCGTAGTGACATTGAACGTTCCTTTTGTTCTGACTCCGGTATAATGCAGATTAAACGGGATCTGGTATCCGGTATAATCTCCTCCATAGCTGCTCACTTCGATGATCGCTTCCTCCTTATATGCTGTGTACGATCCTGAAGCTGCACTCTCCCACAGATGGACTTCTACCACATCGGTCTTGAGATCATCAAGTGTCTGCCGCTCATCTATAATTCCCTGGAGACGTTCAAACAGCTGATTACCGGCTTCTGCATAATATGGTTCTACGCTTGACTGCGGCTGGTAACTGTCCAGATTAACGCTTGTCTCACCCAAAATATTATTCTTTGTATCCACGTTAGCGTTCATCTCAACGTTGTGCTCTTCCAGATCTTTTCCAAGGCGCTCATAAGCTGCCTGTGAAGCCGACGAAAGTGCTGCATTGATATAATGAGCCATGAATTTTCTTTTGATTTTTCCTGTTACCGCCGGCTCTGCAAAAAACTGCAAATCCATTTTCTTCATTTAAACTCCTCACTTTCTATTCTATATTGGGCGTATATCTGTATCTGGTACAGCACGCCGTCGTTAATATCTTCCGTCATAGGCTGCATAGCCATGGCATTAGCCGTTGTGGCTTTTAAAAATTTTCCTGTGAGCGTCTGGCCGTCAATCTCCACTGACAGTCCGTCCTCCTCCGGCAGCCGTTCCAACCAATAGCCCAGTTCCAGTAGAAAGTTGCTGTTCGCCAGCCGATTGTAATCCGTGAATGACTGGCCGACCGCATACATGACAAAATTATGCTGCCGGATCTGATTTCCCAGCACATCCTCCCGGATCGGACTATCTCCAGTACTTGAAAGGCCGTAATTCGTAGGATCCGGATCCGTAAAATCAATGTGGATCTCATCGCCGCCCATGAACTCCGATATCTTAGGATACTCCGTAAACTTCTGGCGCATAAAGTCTATGATTGTCATGTCTTTCCCCCTCTGTCCACTACAGCCTGAGCAGCCTCTAAAATATCTCCTTTGTGGTCTGCCTTCATACGGTCAAACCATTTCTTGCCGCGCATTGGGGCGCCAGTGTATTTAAGTTCCCTTTCCGTTGGTACCTTGATCTCATTTTTCTTCGCCCACGCACTACCGGTTGTTGGTGACACGTATAGGATCCCCTCGTGCAAGTAATGCGCATACGGTCCAGGTGTATTGATCTCTCCGGATCCGATCACCGTAGACATAACCATCATGTGTTCCAATTCACCGGCCTGGCGCCGAGGCATATATGCACTCATGTATCTCATAGACTCGCTGTCAATTACTTTCTGGACCAAGCCACCAGGCTGAAGGCCATGTTTTGATAACAGAGCATCACGCGGCAGTATATCAAGCTCTACGTTCACAGCACCACTCCTCAAATTTTTTTATGGCATCATCATCTGTTTCCGCCATTATCACAGTTTCCGCATAGCAACTGTATATCCTTATTTGTTTGAAATATATATTCGTTTTTTTGATTTCAGATATAGGTGTATTTATCCCGTCGTTTTCTTCGATTTCGTAAAACGCAATCATATTCGTATCGTTATAATATTCGTCCGAATACCAGCCATTAAAGTTTCCTTTTCCGCTCCAATTATTGTTTGTAAAAAGCGCTATGAACTTCCTATAGTGAAATAATTCTCCTTCCGGTATATATGCTCTGTTTATATAGTACTTTTTCATGATTTCACCTCAAATATTGTTTTCATCGACAGGATAACTCATAGTGTTGCATCATTTCGCTTCCAAATAGCTTTTCATCGACCATCATAACTGTTAAACTATCATAGCAGTTTTTCAACTTTTGTAATGATTCTGCCAGGGCCTTCTGATCTGTGCAATTCAGTTCCATATTGCATTGGCCCTTCACAGCCAGATCCTTCCCAGACGTAAAGCGTATCGGTTCAAACAGGCTTTCGAGTGGGATCACCAGAAGGACCGAGTCAGAGTCACGCTGGCCGGTCTTAAGGACATTGGATTGCTTCACGTCGTCCCAGAACACGTCTTCCACAAATAACCGCCTGTACGACTCCTGCTTTCCACACTTCGAGTACAGGTACAGTGTAACATCAGCATTCGTATACATATTACACCCCCTGATAACACAGGCCAGTATCGGCCAGCCATTTCATGACGATGCCGCGTTGCTCCCGGTCAGCTGCCTCTCTGACCTCCGCCGCAGAAGAGAAAGAGACCGAATAGGTCCCTACCTTCTCCGATGTCTTCCCGTTAGCTTCCCGGTTTTGCTTCTCCGTCTGGTAGATTGCTTCCGACAGTTCACAGCAACACATTTTCACTGGCTCCGGCACTTCTGGAAGGTTTTTCAGCCGCCCGAAGGTATACACATCAATCACCTGGCTGGCCTGCCGTGCATAATAATCGAAGCCGGTGCGAATGACCGGCTTACGTCCCATAAGATATTCATTCTGATAATCCTGTTCAGCTGCATACACCATTCGCACCGTCTCCTTTACTGCTTAATCAATGTTACCTCTTTATCCACAGCTGCATCTGCCACCACTACGGTTTCAGTAATCGTTCCATAGCCGGCCTTCTTAATCTTTGCCGGGTACGATCCTTCACGCAAATTAAACTCTGCAATACCAGTGGCAGAGGTCTTCTTTCTCGATCCGTTGACGTCCACCACAGCACCCTCGACAGCTGCCGGAGTATCTGCGTTATCCTTAACCGTAAAGGTTACCTTTTGAGTAGTTGCCGGAGTAGCCGGCTCCAGGTATGCAAACGGACAGCCCAATCGATCCGTGTCCATACGTGTAGCTGGATTCGGGAGCGCCCACCCCATGCGGAATACAATACGCAATGCGACCATGTCCTGCTGAGCCAGATTATACGTAATCTCTTTTGTAATTGGGTCCTGGATAACACCCTGGTCAAGAATCTTAACTGTGACGTCCTGTCTGATCGAGTATACTGCCTGCTTAAAGTCTCCTACAATCAGCTGAGCAATGGCATTATCATAAGCCCCATTCTGTGGAAAATACAGCGGTGCCCCGTCCAATGCATAGTTGGTGGATCCCTGCATATCGCTCTTAAAGATCAGGCTGCCGTCCGTGGCCCTGATCCCTCTTAACTTTGCTCTCATGCTCATAGACGCCAGAGCGCCGGTTGCCATGAATCCGTCTTCCTCCACCTTGGAAATCACTCCGCCTTCTCCCAAAAGAAGATTGTAATAATCCGGACTAGACCCTACTGCTACATTGTTTCCTGCCTGTCTGGCAAGGGTGATAATATCATTCGGCCAGTTTGCCGGACGGTTGATTCCGAAGATAATAGCGCTGTCAACTCGCTGCCCGATCGCTTCATTTACCCTCGGCGTGATCTCTCCAAAAATATCAAACTCCGCATCGTCCAGCACCGCCTCCGGAATCGGAACGATAACTGCCAGCTCCGCAGCATTCATGTAGACATTATCCCATGCCTGCCTAGTTGTCTGTTTCATTCCTGTGTCTCCGTCTACCCAATAAGCAGTAGGAAGGAAATCCAGCACCCTCATGCGCGTCTGATTACTGGTCATGTTCGGAAGTTTTCGTGCCATGCTCATAAATGTGGACTGCTTCGGTGCGTCCTGAAAAATTGTTGAAATTACCTGTTCGCGAATAATGGCCTCCGCGTCAGATCTGCTTGTAATGTGTACTGCCATTTTTTAATCCTCCTATTCTTTTCCTAAAATGCTTCTAAGCGCTTCATTCGCTCTTGTCTTTGTATCATCTATCGCCTGACCGCCAGGGCCAGGAGTTGGTGCAACCACCCGTGGTATTTGTGTGTCCTGAAACAGATAGGAATTATCCTTTTTTACCGCCTCAATAGCCGCTTTAATATCAGACTCCTGATTCTTACTCCCCTTTAACTTATCTACATCCAGAAACGGCATGACTGCTTTTAAATCTCTGGGCTTATATCCTTCGGCTGTGGCCTTCAGAAGGTCGTTAAAATCCCGATCAGCCAGCTGCCTTTTATACTCTGCCTCTTTGGTTGTAAGGTCATTTGTAAGTGTTGTCACTTTAGTCTGAAGCTCTGAGATATTCACACCTTCAAAACTTTTCAGCGTTGTCTGTGCCGTCTCTAACTGTCCTTTGTAAGTATCCCGTTCCTGTTTGATGGCCTCAATATCATTTCCATTCTCGGCCATAATGCTGTCTACCTGTTCTTTTGTCAGTCCCATGTCCTCTAAAAATTTACGTTTCATCCTGCTCCTTTCCCGCTACGCTTTTATACGGGGTTGCTTCCCATGCGCTGGTAGTTTTACGCCGTGCCGGGCAATTTATTTCTTTGCAATCCGCATTCTCTCTCTTTGTTCCGGGAGTTTCATTTTTTCTGAAAACTCCGTATATGTTTTATCTGTCAATCTCAGCCTGCACTTAGCCGCCGTAATAACGTCAGAATCAGCTCCTTTATCCTTGAGTAACTTAATATCCTGCTTTTGCTTTCGAATCGTACGCTCAAGCCTCCGCTGATACTGCAATGCTCCGTATGTATCGTATTCCCTGCCGCGGTAAACCCTTTTTTCATTCTCCTTCCGGTTCTGCTCCTCTAACCACTCATCAGAGTACTTACGTTTACTGATCCCCGGAAGAAACGGAAACTTAATATGATAGCAATTGATACCGGCGAATCCCAGCATCTCCCCCTCTCCGCAGATGGTCCGCATTTCCTCCGAACTGTAAACCTTTCCTTGCCAGCTTTGGTGATTGAGGTATCCCGTCCCGGTGTTACGGGCTCCCATATGCCAGTCTACTTCCCAGTGATCCGTTCCCAGCTCCTCCGCATTCTTATTACTTACCTGTTTCGTCATCTGGGCTACTCCGGTCATCACTGCCCGTCTGGCTGCTACTTCGATCCGATCAGACTTATTCGAGGCGTAATCCACGGTCCGTACACCGCTGTTCGTCATCTCGTCAATTACCTCGCCGATGGCCTGACTATATGTCTTAGCCCCGGTTGCGATCCCCATCATGGCCTTGTCCAGACTCCGCTCCAAATATTCTGACAGCGGAGTAAAAACCTTCTTGCCTCCGACCATAGGTACATTAAATCCCGTGGTCTGGGTAATATTCTCCATCGGCCGCATACTATCTTTCGTCTGCCGCCTGGCCGCTTCTACCGCCTGCTGTAACCACTGATTATCAGCATATGGTTGATAGTCCTTTCCTGCGGCCTCGTATATCTCCCTTGATCTGACATAATCAGATCGTGCCGCCTGCTCATAAATATCATCTATTTGCAGATCAGCTTCTTTGATTGCCTCTCCGATCAGCTGCTTAATCCGCGTCTTGCTCTCACCAATTGCAGTGAGTCGCACCAGCAGCCAATCAATAACCGGTGTGATCTGTGCCGCCTCCTTGATGCGCTCCACGATCTCGGCCATAATTGACAGTTCCAGCGCCGTCATGGTACGCTCAAGCGGTCTCGGCAGCTTCTCCAATTCATCAGGCGTCATCTTTCTCACTCCTCTGCCAGTGCCGGCTCAGGCAGATTCTTCTCTGCCTCCTCCAACGTTTCACCGTACCACTTAGCCCGGTACTCCTCCAGACGCATCACTCCCATGGCTACATCCTGTCTGTCTTCCTGACGTTCCAGTTCTGCGTCCACAACGATGCTGTCGTCCCAATCAAAGGAGACCTCATAATTATCGCCGGCTGGTACCAATCCATAAAGCACCGCCCAGAAGTCCATGGCATAGACCAGGTCTTCTAATGCAGCCTGTAATGCCATCTGAGTGTCTGACACCATTGTGTAAGACCGCTGTTTGCTGGCCTTAATCTCAGTAGCCGTTTTATCTACGTTTTGAGGATCTGACAGGGTACCATAAGCCAGGCAACAGTTAAACTCGATCAATTTCAGCTGATTGTTGAATCCATTAAATAAAGCACTATCCCGAATTTCTGGGCTGAATGTATCCATGTATGGTTTATCTACCGCCCCCGAGTTGTACTCTATCATTCGATACAGTCGCTCTTTCCCCCCTGGATATTCATCCCTGTCAGTATTGGGATTATGTTTTAGCAGAGACGAAGCTATATGCACAGCCAACTGTGTCCCGTCATACTCCCAGCAGATATTAGAGTATCTCCGGTCTGCCTCCTTAATCAGATTTACCGCCCTGGAATAGATCGACACCCCGAGCGGACTGTCCGAATCGTAAGCATTCGCCATTGGGATCTTAAAATAGCCCAGCAACAACCGGTTAGTACCTTCGAGAACAATATCCTGCGCCAGTTCCGACCATCGGTCGATGGAGTTTACCGGTACCTCGCTTCCAAGGCTGTAATCATTGGTTGCTACAAAAGCCCTGTTGATAATGTGTACCGCAGTCTCACTCAGCGCGTGAACCTCCAGCCTGGTATATATCTTCTGTCCTTTCCTGAACTGCTCCGTGAACACGCACTGCGTAATCCTCCCGGAGCTGTCAAAAGACAATGGGAAGAAACAGTCTGCCTGGACAAACTGGACTTCAATTCCCTGCTGAGTGATATATGGCTTCATGACTAGACCGCCTTTAGCGCAGCCATACTCTACATACCGGCGTAGGTCCTTCAGTACCTTGCTTTTGTATGCCGTGTTTAGATAATCCGCAGCTGCTCCCCCGGTGATCTCTGACTTCATTTCCAGCGTCACCAGTCGGGCCAGCTCTGAGGCAATGGCAGGCGCCAGATTCGCACTTAACACGTCCTCATTATTTACCCATGGAGACCGATTCTCATACATTCTGGTCCATAGTTCGATCTGGTTTGCCATCTGTGAGGTCAGGCAGACGTCCACCTGAGTATCGGAATCCCGATTCAGGATATTCGTCACCAGATCCAGCATTTTCGTAAACTTCACTCCATCACCTCCTTATCCATATTTGATGAGCCGGCTGATCTGCCGCTCAAACGTATATTCAAAACTGTCCAAGCTATCGATATCGCTGGTACCATCGTCCAGCCTGACGTTTTTCGTCAGTTCCTTCGGGTCCCATACCGCTGTGCTCAGGGCATTAACAAGGCTCTGACATTCATTCTGCACATAATAAAAGCGCCCCTGTGCCATCAAAATGGCGGTAGCGTTGATTCTGTCATTAATCTCTGTTTTTAATGCATTTTCTACCCGTACCCAGCCAAGGCCATGTTTACGCAAACTGCTACGGATACCTGCAATCAAAGTTTGTTCCGCGCTGTCTGCATATACCGTCGTGATAAATCCGTAGCGGCTTATGATCTTCTGGCAAAAATCACAAAACATATTTCCTAACATCTCTGGATCGATCTCGATCTGATTCCCGGATTCGTCCTTGCAGCCAATCCATTCAGAAGCCAGGGCAACTACGTTGTGATATCCTCGTGTTATTGCTGTGGCCGTGAATGCATGACCGGATCCGCTTCCGCCAAAGTCAATCCCGAGTATAAGTTCCATGATGTCCTTTGGCTTCTCTGCCAGTCGGAAAGCATATTGCTTTGTGCTTGTGTCGTCAGCAAACCTCCGGTAAATAAGGCCATTGGCCACTACGCGCATACCCTTGATATCTCGTAGATACCAGATACTATTCTTGTCGTACCGGCTCTCTACCTCATGCAAACGCTCCTCGGTTATGTTGATGTTATCATAGATAGTACAGTGCATGTAATTGTATCCACCAGGGAAATCCCCGACCTCTGCCTGCCTCTGATACTTGTCTATGTAATCCGAGTAAATGGCCGCACGCGGATTGTCCGGGTTTAAATCCCAGAACACTTTGAGGCGTTGTGCAGCAAGCTGTCTGTTGAATGCCTCCTTGATTGTGTTATCATGATGGAGGTTGATCTCTGTAGCAATCCACATACCATATGAGTTACCACGAATTTTTTTAAAGCTATCCTCTTTGGCCGCTCCTGCGAATATGATAATTTTCTGCTTGTTGTGTGTATCCGGCCCCTTTATAAAAAGCGCTTCATTGTCTTTGTACTTTCCCCAATGGCACTGACCGCGAAAAATCCATTCCAGTCCAAACCCGTTTGCATCACCAATATTAAGCTTAGCGTTTGCCATTGTTGAACCTGTGGCTAAATGGATACGGTCCGGCGTGGTCTTAAGCTCATGAGCAAATGCAAAGACATTGTCTACGGTCTTACCGGCTCGTACTGCTCCTTCTGCCACGTTATAGGAGTTTTCCGCGCACTTGCAGATATACTCCTTATGCTTATCGGAAAAATTAAACGGTATGGTCTTCTTGCGTGTGATCCTATTGACTCGTGCCATATATATCTCCTTCTATTTCTTCGAGGTCCTCGATCTCCTGATTGTTACCCGTCAGTTTATCCGTCTGAGCCTTAACCTGCGCTATCCTTGCCCGCTGTTCTTCCGTTGCCATATCCATATGATTCGCGATCCACTCCAGCGCTTTCATACGGTCCGCCAGTTTTATACTGGCACCGTCCTTGCCCTGTTTAACCTCGGTGATAATTGTACCATCAACCATATCAGATTCGCGAAAACGAACGCTATTAACGATTTTCATTAACGGTACTTTTCCCCCAGTTTCCGGGTCCTCAACCTGTATGGGGCCGAACGCTCCCATGGCCTGTATTTCCTCTCTGCCAAACTCCACATAATCGGTAATGTCTGAATAGGCAATATCCATATACTTCTGGAAGATATCGTGCTCGTCTAGCAATTCTCGGTTTAGTCTGTGCTGCTTTAGCCGCATGATTTCTTCCCGCACTGAAGGATTATGAAGTAATTGATATCCCTGTTCCATTGCTGTATTGCTACTGTATCCTGCTTTAATAGCCGCTTTGGTAGCGTTAAAGCATTTTACATACAGAACACAAAAAAGCCGCTGCTTATCGGTAAGGTCAGGATTTTCTATTACCTGCATCACCTCTTCAGCAACAGCTTTCTTTTTCTCTTTCCGAACGTTCGCTTTCTTTTCCGAACGCTCGCTTTTAATTTCCGAACGTTCACTTCCCCACTTATATGTTGATTTCCAACGCCTGACTGTTCCCTCTGGTAGATTTAGTTCGTTTGCTATCTCCACTAATTTTTTCCCAGCAAGAAACATTGCTTCCGCCTGCTGTACTCTCTGATCTGGCGCTCTTGCCATGGTATCACCTCTATTCGCATAAAATAAAGGCACCCGTTTGCCGCCGGATGCCTTTTACAAGGAAAAACAGATTATGAAGAATGAAACGGAACACCACGGAATCGAACCGGAACCCAGGGCGCGACCCTGTCCATCTGCCATTGATGGTATGCTCCACATATACCGGATTGTCTCCGGTATTGCCCTTATTGATTTTGTAAGGTCTATTAAGGGAGAACTTTTAGACCTTGTACGGCAGCATGGCCGCAGCGCCCACATTATGGACACCTCGCCATTAAACCGCCGTTATATAATACACTTTATTGGGGGAGGGGAATAACCTGTTTTCAGATCTTCCAGTTTATACTATAACATTTTTAAGCAGAACATATAGAACAAATAGAACAAAGTTTAATTATTTTCTAAATATCTTCTGTATTCCATTTTTATTCCATCTGCCGTCGAGTTTCTTCCCAGCCTAATAGCTATTTCTCCCCATGAAAGCCCTTCAAAATACTTAAATCTGGTAATTCTCTGCATTCTCAGTGGAATCATATTCAGCCAAGCTTCTACCTGGACCTTAATTTCCTCCGCTCTGGCCTTCCGCTCTTCCAGAAGTCGCTCATATGCCGCCAGTTCTCCCGGCTCCCTTGCCGCAGCATATACCATACCATGAATGTTAAAACTCTGTGCTGCATAAGGGAACTCACTCATAGACCCACGTACCCTGTCCTGAACGATAGTTTTACGCTGCTTTTTTACTCTCTGAATATCCCTCTCAGTTTCTTTGATCAGTTCACACGCATCAATATACTGCTCTAATATTTCTTTATTCATAACTCCTCCTATGCTGCGAATAACTCATGTACCTGTTTCATGGAATCATCGTCGTCGATTATGTAACACTCAGATGTTGTATTAATATTGCTATGGCCGAGAATCCGCTGGATATCCTTAATTGACGCGCCATGCCTGGACATATATGTCGCAAGGTATGCCCGGAACATATGCGGGTGGAGATTAAGCCCTGCAAGCCGCCGATCAGACGCCACAATGGCGTTAAGCATATGCCGGATACTATCATCACTCAGCCGTGTGTATATCCCACCCTTGCGGCGGAAGTTGAGGAACAACGCCGGTTCACAGTCCGTGATCTGCCTACGCTCCGCCAGATACTCCTCCAGGTGTACCAGCGCCCGAGGTGTAAAGAATGCCGGCCGCTCCTTGCGCCCCTTGCCGTATATGATGCACTTCCCGGCACATATGTCAATGTCATTAAGATCAAGCCCTACAAGCTCACTAATTCGCATTCCGGTGGCAATCAGTACCTCTACAACGGCCCTGTCACGCACCGTGGGGCAATCACACCGTATGATCTCCGCCTGCTCGTCTGTCAGTACGGTACGTATCTTCTTTTCCGTTTTGACTTTATTAATCTTGTCCATTGGATTTTTTTTGGGCTTGCGCATCAAAATGCCTCCGTCTTCAATAAGATCCTCCATCATGACCCATTTGTAAAATGATTGTAATGCATGATATTTATTATTGATTGTGGAATCTTTATTTTTTTTAACTTGTTGCTTCCAGTAAAGATATCCTCTAACATCACTGGTTGTTATATCAGCGTAGTTTTTTGGAATCTTTTTGAAAAAGTTTTTGAGTTCTCCGTGGTAATTAGAAATTGTACTTTTTGTCCTTTTTTCTAATTCGAGGCATCGAAGCCACGACTCTACCACTCGCGGTGTATCATCCACATATTCCGCTGGAAGCTGTCTTCCCTGAATGTCATCTGCTATAATTGTCTTGTCAATAAGATTCATATATAGTGCGGCTTTTACCTCATCCAGTCGCTCTTGCTCCGTCCACATATCCATGCTGCTCATAAGTGTTTCCATTACCGTCATCACAAAATTATCTGTATTAATCGCTGTCTGCATATTATAATCCTCCTCATGGTATGATTTTCCAGTTGATTTATCACGCCTGAGTCGGTTATAATATACTCAGGCAATAGCTAAGCGGTGGCGCATATCTTCCCGGATATCCACCGCTTTTTCATTTTCTCGCACATATGTTCTTTCTTTCAGTTTTTTATTTCCGGGGATTGCTCCCCGGATTCTTTCTCTTCCGCATCTGTAACACCAGGTCCGGCCATAGCACGCTATCCAGTACGCCGCCCGGCAGCCGTACCAATGCAAAGTGCTTATAATGCTCCACAATCTTCCCTCGGTGCGCCTCGCCGGTGTGCCCCATGGAGTCGATCCCCTGGGCCTTGTAGGTATGTACGATTACGTTGCGGCCGATCTTGAAATATCGCTGTGCGGCCTGTATCTCCTTCTGGGTTATGTACCCTTTCGGGATTTCTTGACATTTCAATCTATGTACCTCCTGACCTCTTCTACCGCGTCATGCCAGCCGCGTGTATACAGTATATGATATTCGTGAGGCAACTCCATGCCGTTTATACGATCTCGTATCTCGGCCAGACGCATCCGCAATGCCTCATTTTCACTTCTCAGCATATCTAACTCGTCCATGTCTTCCTCCTCTAAATCTCGATTTAGGATTCTTTTTCTATCTCCCGGATCATTGCATTCAACTTCTCGATCCTTTTATCTATCAGTTCTTTTTTTTCGTTTTCCCTGTAGAGTTCATTTTTTAAATGTTCTAAAACTTCTTTCAATTTATGTTCCTCCATTCGATCTCTGTCCGGGCACCAGTATGGCGCATAGCACCGCCCCTTTTCATCGTTCCACTGCGAACAATATTTGCACATTTCTTCCATCTTCTTTCTCCTTTAAATGATGGCGTCTTTTGCTTCTGCCTCAGTTAAGTAAAATTCATCATCCGAATAACCAGTTGCACATGAATCTGAGTCGAGGTCATAAAGCAAATAGCAAACTGATCCATCGTCCAAAACTTCTACCGACTGAACTTTTGTTTTGTAGTACTCGTCTCCCCAGATTGCAAAGACTTCTTTCCCCGGTAATGCTTTTATGTATATATACATTTCATGCCTCTCTTCCTTTTATACAAATGTCGCTTCTGGCTCTTTTTCCGGCTCAATGTAGCTGCTATCCCATTCCTTATCAATCACAATCGCGGTTTCTGCCCGTTCCAACCTGAGAAGAAGGACCTCGAAATCAGACAGCCTTCGTAATGATGAGATTTTGACATCACTTGAAATGCATATAACATAAGGATCTTCTTTTCCGTAACTGCTTACATACTTTGATACCCGAATCTCGATATTAAGGTCTTTGTCGTGATCGTTTTCAAACGTAATTACCGCACTCTGTAAAAAGCTCCACGACGGTTTATCTAACTCTTCAAACCGCATTTCGCAATCGACAGGCGCATAATGTACCCCATCGTCGTAACAAACTTCCAAACCATCAACATTAATATCTTTATTGCACTGCTTTATCCACGCTTTAAACAAGTCTGTGACTTTGAATTCTTTCTGTTCCGGTTCCAGCATAAGCCCTTTGAAATTCTCCAAAATGCGCTTTTCAGCCATGCAGCCATCAGAATTCGCAATTTCTGTAAGCACTGTATCCAGTTTAGGGAGGAATTCTGTAAAATCGTACTTCTCGATGTACGGAACCATAACCTCCGTAATTTTATTTTTAAGCGCCCTTTCGGCGTCTCCCCAACGGAAAGCCTCCCCTACTGCGTTTTTAAAAGCATCTTTGAATTTTTCCTTTACTATTTCCTGTACTTCTTCTTCGGTTAAAACTTCCTGTGCAATCTTTAATAATTCGTCTTTCATTTCTTTTTTCTCCTTTACTTCTTAATATTTCCGGTTATGCCAAGCAGTTATTTCATTCAGTTCAAACGTTTCCCCACACTTCGGGCAATAAGGAATCATTCCGGCTCTGGTTTCACGCTCCAGATTTTTTATGACTATCAGGTGCGGCTTATATGCTGCTATCTCACGCCTCTGCTCAAGCAATGCCTCTACCTGATCGCTTAACATCTCATAATGTTTCGCCACATTATATAGGGCTTCAAAGGGTTCTACTATGGCGCCGCAATTCTCACACTGGACAATTTTATTTACGTTATCAATCTCATAGTGTGGATTCCTGCATTCACACAGTTTTCTTTTCCCATATTCCACCTTAAGCACATCAATGCGCTTAATTTTCTCCGGTAGATCTTCCATCTCGTTTCTCCTCTAAATGATCGTTTACCGGATCACCCGGTATAATCCTCAAACCTTCGGCAGGCCGCGAATGCGAACCTCGATTTAGTACATAATGTTACGTATCGCTACACACTAAAAACATTTCCAGCGCCTTGCGGATCACCCAGGAGATGGAGCGGTCCTCTCGCTGACAATAGGCCATCAGCCGCTTAAACTGATCCGGCTCCATGCTTATATCCTGCCGTATGTATTTCTCTCCTTCTGCTTTCTTTGGTCTTGCCATGCCGGCCGCTCCTTTCTCTGTGTATTACTCCACAAACTATTCTTTATCTCGATTTTATCGATTATCACACATCAGATTCGATATAGACGATAATTCCTTTTTTCCAATCGAGAGAATCCACCTTTTTCTCCGCTTCCTCATCGCTTAGATTAGCCACTTCCCAAGCAGTAGATATGTCCTCGAAAATGTCATTCCAATCGTCCTTATCTCGAATGTATACTTTTTCTTCACCTACATAGATTTCGCCGATTTCCACATTCCCGAATCGAGAGAGCCAATAGCCGCAGTCATCGGCTACGCAGTCATATGATACCATCGGGATTACTGGCAGTTCTGGATTATCCGCTACCAATTCAAGCAGCTTTCGTCGATTAACATATGATTTACAATCATCTTCACTTTGGGATTCATACAGCGTATTACATCCGCTTAATTTTCCGTCTTTGTCCCAGATTCCAGCCCAACTCATGGGCCTGACATAATATGTACCCCTGTCTGTTTCTCCTATTACGAGTTGTTCCATTCCTGTCCTCCTCTACCATATCGTTGACGTCACCAAAATGGTCTTACATGGCTACTCGCGCACAGCCTATGTTGCCTCCGTTTTCGCCATTGCCACAAATCTACTCCTGGTCACTAACAGCGCTTTTTGCTTCTGCTTCAGTTAAATAAAACTCATCGTCCGAATAACCAGAAGCACATGAATCCGAGTCTGGATCATAAATCATGTAGCAAACTGATCCATCGTCCAAAACTTCAACCGACTGTACTTTTGTTTTAAAATATTCATCTCCCCAGATTGCATATACTTCTGTTCCAGGAAGTGCTTTAACTCCTATTTTCATTTTATATCTCCTTTAAATATCAGTTTAACGGATTATGCCCCAACCTTCCTGATTCCGCTTTTCAACAAAATCTTTCAACTTCTCAAGCGCGTCTTCTAGCTCTCCCTCATGGTATTCGATGGAGTCTAAAACGCCGGCCATATCAAAATCAGGTTCTCTTTTAAACTTATTTAAGCACTTTTCCCAACCATCGATCTGCTCTGCATGATAAATCACATTCCGTAAATCCTCCAAAACCTCGGAAAAATCATCATAAGCAGTTACGTATAAACTGGTGGTTGCACTCGCTCCCCACAAATTGATTTTTTGGCACTGCATTGCAAGGTTATTAGCCTCAAATACTTTTTTTAAATACTTTTCTTTCATATGTCCTTCCCTCTGGTTCTCCCAGAAAATATTAATTTTCCGAATTAAGCTTACGTCCGCATAACGGGCAATAATCTATCTCAAAATATATATTTGCTGTTCCCCCCTCATACGGAGGCTTATCATGCAGAAAACTGACAATCATTTCAGACCTTTTGCTTTTATATGGCATGATACTTAAAACACTGTCATGCTCTACATTATCGGCAAGACTTTTATAACGTGGCTTCAAATTCGGTTTTTCGCAATATTCGCACATACTTCTCCTTCCTCCGGTTTTCCCGGAAATCCTAATCTTCCAGATCATCTTCCATATATTCTTCGTGGCTTTCCAACTCTGTCAGAAAGTCTATAAGTTCTCTTTTAGTATCCCTTTCTATTCCACTTGCCAGGACACAACCACGTAACATATTATAATTTCTTTCTCTATCCATTTTTCTTATCCTTTCAAAATATTAAATCAGCCGATTGTCAGTTTAGCGGACTAATCTCTGACCGCAATTATCACAAAAGCTAAGCACATGTGTCCTGTCTTGATACAACCGGCCACACACTGGGCAGGCTCCGTATAATCGGCCGCCGACCTCATTATTGATTTTCTTTGCAGTATCTCGTATCATCAACCTTATAATGTACAATGCTTCGCTTCCCTCTGCTTCAACGAGATACGGGATTCCATTCTCATTGTAGGCCGTCTTCATTTCATCCATTAGCTGTCCTCCAAAGATTAATTCTCCAAACTAAAAATTGCCCAACACAGTGCCGCCGCTGTCTCTACATCATGTTCTTTTTCAGCTCTTTCCAAAAGTTTATATAGTCTTTCAATCTTTTTTTCGTTCATAGTGTTCCTTTCTCCGGTACTCCCGGAAATATTAAATTAACAGAATGGTAATCCACACCATTCTTCACAGCCCTTTTTCTGCCTATCATTCCAGGAACACGGGATTTCCTTAAATCTAACCGGTTCCCACCCACACATCGTACTCTCTGGCTTGCCATGAAACATCATAATACACTGTTCAATATGCGCACAATCTGCACAAGTCTTTCCCTCTGGGAGCTGCATACACTGATGCATGCAATTATGCGCCTTGTAGTAATCACAGTTTACACATTCCATTTTGTTTCCTTCCCTCCGGTTTTCCAGAAAATCCTAATCTTCCGAATCGCACTCTTCCAGCCATTCCAACGGCTCGCCGCATATCTGGCAATATAACTGCCCCAGCTCGATCTCATCATTGCCGCATACCGGACACTCATATCCATCAACGCAGCGCCCCGGCTCTATAATCATTTTTGCCATTCTACACCCCCAAAATGTTAATTAAAATAATCATCATTAGTTAATTTGACATTCCACAATCCAGCAATTGGCCAGATCAACATAATTGCCAGCACAATATAACCTAATATTTCCATGCTTCTCCTTCCATAAATTCTAACTTAACTTTTCAAATATTATATATCTCTCATAATCTCCAGAAAGCTTCTGCTTGATATGGTTTTCTGCCGCTTCAAATTCTGCGAAATGTACCGGAAGAAACTCGCAGTCATAATTATCAAAAATATAATACGGACATCCCATCCTCTTCACCTCCACAAATCTTAACTCACGCTAATAACCAAAATGTTACTTGCGGCAGATATGTTATTAACGTGTTTATTCTTCCACTCACTGTAATTATCGTCAGACAGTTTGATAATCCCCCTTATGCCGTGTACCACAAGCTGTATTTCAAGTTCTGGGGACGCACAGGCTTTAATATCTTTTACTTTCACAGTCTACCTCCAAATACTAAATGTTAATTCAGCGGCTCAGGCATACCATCTGATCCCTCTGATAATTTTTCCACCTCTACCGCAATACGATCACACGCAACGCGGTACATCTGCAATTCTCTTATGGTGTATCCTCTCTGCAAAGTATCAGGAGCATTTTTTACACCATCACAAATTAGTATTACTCTTTGCTTATCAATCATTGTTACTCCTTCTTCCAAAAATCCTAAGATACCTGTCTCTCAAGCCATTCCAAAGCGTCCGCTACCTGATCCGCCCGATATGCTACAATATCCAGATCATCTCGGTATAACGCTGCATCAATCCTAGCCAAAAAACAAGCAAGTTCTTCATCCGTCATTTCTCTAAGTCTGTCCGCGTTTTTCATGGTTTCTTCTTCCTTCTGGTAAAATTAAGTTGATTTATCGACAGATGTTTTAAAAATGCTCCGCATTATGCAGATAATCAGCCATATGCCAGTTGCAACAGACCATTTAAATGTCCACCCAAAACATATAGTAATCAGTTTTATTATTCCGCATGTAACGATCCAACTCAGCCCGTAGGAGACAATAAGCAAACCTATAACTGCAATTGCGATCAGCCCACCTTCTTTGAGCTTATTTTTTGTCTTTCTATTCATCAGTTCTTCCTTTCCTATGGTTAATTCTGTGTGTATAACGGGTCATAAAACTCTTCCGTCTGGCTTCTTTCTTTTTCCGCGTTCCACAACTGCTCATACATTTTTGGTGTTACCTCTTGCTGTACAAGTGTAGTTATAGCCTCCGCGATCTTTTCTTGTGCGACTCCGGATTCTTTCAACACCTTTTTTGCGATTTCCTTCGCCTGATTCAGTCCATAGCATATATCAACCTGCTCGTAATTGTGCGGCATGTTTTTTCTGATTTCGATTTCCCGCTCTATTTTCTCAATGACTTCCTGTATCATTTTCTTCTCCCTTCCACTCAACGACCAGACCCGGCACCGCAATACATCTCGGCTGCCCTGGCACCATCTTAATGATCCCGGCGTCTGCCATCTGCCGCAGATGCAATTGTACGCTGCTCGTGCTCTCCAGCCCTACTCCTTCCCCGATCTCACGTACCGATGGCGGCCAGCCGTGGGCTATGGTGTACTGGATTATGTAGTCCCTGATCTGCTTATGACGCTCTTTCATGGTCCGCCTTTCCGGCCTCGTGAAGCATCTCAGCTACGGTCTCCGCAAATTTCTTTTTCAGGTCTGCATCATTGTCGATCAGTTCGTTGTGTTTGATTTTTCTCTTGATCCCAGTTTTTCCGCGGTATGCCGCTTCGACCGAATCGAAATCAATCCCTTTCTTCCGCATTCGGGCTCCCACGGCGGAGTATGTGGCGCTGCCGTATATGCTGTGATCGTTGCGGGCTTCAATAAGCGGCTGAATGATTTCCTGTCTGGTCCGTGCCAACATGGCCGCATCTGCTGCCTGGGTCTTCTCATCACGGAGCCTGCACTCATCCTCCATGTTGTAGAGGATCGATTCGAAAAGATTTCTTAACTTTTCGCTTCGAGAAATGGCCTCGAGTGTTGATGGTTTTTTATCTGATCCGCCTTTACAGTCTTTTACTTCCTGTGCAAGGCAAACTCCATATTGCCGATCCATCTTAAGGTATATCTTCCGCAGTACAGTATTCAGTGAATCATTCTGCTTCGGATATTTCTTCGCCAGTTCAGTACCTCTTTTATTCATGTTCATTTTCCAAATCATGTACGGGTCTGGCTCCCCTTCCTGCTTTCTAACAGGTGTTGCTGTCTTCTTTCCTGCCGCCAAAGGCTTCGATCCTGTACATATCCCTTCCTGTAGTTCCCGTAATCTGCCGTCAAAGTATGTAATCAATTCCGTTCTGAGTTCCGCAAATTTGGAATCCATGTATACCCTGTCAACAAAGTTTTCGGGATTATATCTCTTTCCCATGTTCATCATCTCCCATATCCTGTAGTCCCTGCATTACCAGAGCGTCATAATCAACCTCGCGCTGTGGAAACTGCTGAAACTGATTTGTTTTCTGTTTTCCTGTCCGTCCTTTGTCCTTCTGCTCAGCTTCTTTCACTGCATTTATCACCCATTTGCGGATTGCCAGATAATGGCTCTTTGCTTTATAGCCTTTCATCTCGATATACTCATCTAGGAAGGTGATTGCTTTTTCTGTCATACCATCACCGTATGTAGCCTGCAATTTTCCCTTCTCCTCATCGGTTAACATAACGTGTTTGTATTCACCGTATTTATGTTTCACCTTTTCGTCAGGCGAGGGTGGAGCGTCAGCGGAAGCCGGTATATTATTATTAATCTTATCTATACTAATCTTATCTAATCTAATCTGAGAAGCCGAAACGGATACAGGCTGTACACATTCCGTATCCAAAGTGTATACACCGGTCTCTGTCTGGGTCAAAAGTGCCTTTTCTTCGAGGTGGATTGTCTCCTTGTAGCGGTCCCTCTGGATGTAGTTATGGACCCACCAATGTGTGATTACACAGATCCCCTTTTCCATCTGGATTATGTAATTTTTTGCCACAAGAATTTTATAATCGTCCTCACTGGCTCCAATGCTGCGCATGATCTTTTTTGCATTGTCAAGGAATCCATCATCATCCGCTCTCATGCCAAGATGAAAGTAAAGCGCCTGTGCTGATTTCGGCATATCCAGGAACATATCGCTGTCGATAATTGCCTTTGAGAACATTCTCTTGTTTGCCATGTCTACACCTCTATTCCTGTTTTTCTGGCGTTCTGTGCCGGTGTAACGATTCGTAGATTGTCTTTCCGGTTGTCCGCCCGGTTATGGTTGATATGGTCAATCACAAGCCCTTCTCCGCGGAACTGACCGACTAACAGCTCATGCATTCGCATCATTTTACCGGACACTCTGGCCTGCGGGTATCCGTCGATTCCGATTGACCACGAGTGTTTCGCCAGCCTGTCAACGTCTTCAGCGTCCACGTTGATCTCCTCGCCCTTGTGGGTACGGATAATATAGCTGTTCGTCCCGCGCATTCCCCGCGTTTCCTGATCTTCTTTCAGGCAGCCGCAGGACTTAATAATCCCCAGCCGCAAATGCTCACCTTTTACCAGCTTCTCAGTACCGCAGTTCAGGCACTTGCATTTCCAGTATCCACGGCCGGCATATTCCCGAGCCACCAGAAAACCAAAATGCATACCGCTTAAATCTATATAACTCAATTCTAATTCCTCCTTTGTTCCCCCGCCGCCAGACGAAAGACGGCGGAGGCAGTACCATGGCAATTATTATGTTCGTGACACATTAATTCTTGCCCCCTATCTAAAGGCTCGTTTCAGAGCCGACAAGGCTTATTCCTCGTACTTTATGCCGTATACCTTATACTTGTTCGAAAAGGTATCAAAACCCGTTGTATGGGCCTCTGTATGATGCACACGGCACAGGCATATCTTTCGGTAATCCGAATCATCAAGTGTCCTGCGATCATTTCCCATCCCGATTGCATCAACATGGTGGACTTCTCCCGGCCTTCCACAGATAGCACACTTTTTGAGTTTCAGGCATGCATATAGATAATGCCCTATATCGTCAGTACGGTTAAGTGCAAAATCCAGTAACGGAACCCCCGCTTCCAGTGCATAATCCAGTACTGTATTGATAAACTCCCTGGCGGTATCCATGGAGCAAGACGAGAGTGAAAAGTACTCGCTGCCAGTACGGTATATGTGCAGGTATTTAAGCCATTCTTTCATGACTTCCGGCATCTCTCCGGTAAATCTCGCAATATCGTTAATCGTTGCGTATGCTTTCTTCCTCTGTTCTGCGCTTATGCTCCGCCCATCATCAAGCCAGACGTTACAGGTGCGCATATGCTTCTCTTCCAGTGGCTCCATGAGATTTTTACCGGGAATGAATACTTGTAAATAAGTCCCTTCTTCCACTGGCTTGTACGCTGTTATATGTGCAAACTCATACATATTCATCACCTGCCTATATCGGTAAATTACTATAATCATCAGGAGGTATCATTTTCCGCATCTCCTCTTCGGTTACTGGTGGAGGAACCTGTTTTTCCTCTCCCTCCGTTGAATCCATAAAATTCTTAAATTGTTCCTGTGATAGTTTGTATATGCTCTTGACATCGTACTTCTGCATGATCTCTTTCTGTGTCATGTGGTTCTTTTTTAATCTACCTATAACTGTGTTATACTGGGCCTCTGATAACGAATGCTGGTCTACGCTTGTGTTAGATATATCTTCTTTACAGCCATTTTCTCTTTGGGTAGAGAAAACCACAACTCCACCTCTTTTTTTGATTTCAAGAGCATTTATGATTCGATTACCATCGTAGCCGATTCTCGAAACATAAAACTGATCTCTGCATACATACTTTTTTCTTCCACGATCTTCTATTTCTTCGATTTTGCACTTTTGATTTCCAATAAAAACCCGAGGCGCTGTATATAACTCTCTTCCTATTCCCCAATTAAAACATGCACGTTTAAATGAATCTGAGGCCAGACCTTTTTCTTTCTCTGTGTTACTCTCGGTCCCAGTATCCTCTTTCTCGATCCATTGATTTTTTTCAGAATCCCATATAGACACAATACAGTTTGCATTTTCCCTGCAATGCCTACGTTGCCATCCAAACGGTCCAACCGTTTCATCGAGTATATTCTGATCTACTCGTGCATCTTTATAAAGCAATAAGGTAACACCATACGCTGTTACGGTAGCAATCCTGCAATCTATTTCATCCGCATTCAATAAGCGAAATTTAAGATTCTCCACTGTAATCCTCCTGCATTAACGTTCCTACAACAAAAATGATTGTTTTCTCTATTTCTTTCCGAGTCTGATAACCCAGAAGTAAATCCTCCTGACGGCTCCTTAGATAGCTGACAAGTTTAGTCCCGTCGATCATTTTATGTGCGAATTGTATATTCTGACTCATTCTGCACCTCCGCGCCCTCTGGAGAAAGCTCAAATCCAAGAATTGCCGCTATCTCCTTTTTGGAAGGGCCATACTTGCTTTCCTGTACACTTCTTTTCATTATTTCGATTTTGGCAAGTGCTTCCACACCAGCAGAAAATCTTTCCAGAGGTACCCTTACCATAATTGTTTCATTTGCCATCTTGATTTCCTCCGTTGAATCCCTTATAATAGGGACATAAAATGTTTTTCAGTTATCTGAGCCATGGCAGTTCGCACCTGCCGGGCTCTTTTCATTTTTCCGGTACTTACGCGGCTTTTTTCTTGCCTTGCCGTTTCCCCAGTTATGCGGATTCAGGCCGGCGGCCGCTGCGGCTCTGTATGTACCATTCTTACGCTTGCTCAATACCATCACCCCCTAACCAGACATAATATAATAGCTACCAGCGCCGCGATCACCACGGCCTCGACCTGCGCCGCTGTCCGGTAACTCCTTCGGCTCTCGTATGCCTCGTGGAACATACGGTTCCAGTAGCGTGCGCTGAAGCCTGCAAAGTAGTTATGCATCGGTATCACCTCCTCCCATTGGATAAGACTGTATAAAACATTCCAAATCAGTTCCTCGAACTTTGATCGACCCCAGAACCAGATGCGGGAGCTTGCCTGATTTAATGAGCTCGTAAACAACTCCCTTATTAACCTTCAGTACTTCACCGGCCTCTTTGACCGTATAAAGAGGTTTGTAAGGTTCTACCATGGATTTCACCTCCTTGATTTTCAATGTTCTGGTTCTTCCAACAACTTACTTATACTAACTTTCAAAACTTTTGCAACTGCCTGAAGATTATCAACAGTAGGACTAGACTTATTCCATTTACATATAGTCCCATTGCTAAGATTAGCCATCTTTTCTACAGATGAAATTGAAATCCCTTTAATTTTGCAAACGTTTTTGATGTTATTGTATAGCATAGCCACCTTCCTTTCATAAACATATTTAGAAAACGTTCGGTACATCTATTGACAAATCACTGAAAATATTCTATTATATAACTACCACATTACATAATAATCGCCATTGCTTTTACCGAAAGTTTTCTGTGTTCATATCTTAATTATACAGAATTCTTTCTATTTGTCAAGCGGTTTTTACAGAAACTTTTCAGTACGGTATAGGAGGAATTTTTGTGACAGTATTTGAGCGTATAGAAGACCTGCGAAAATCCAGAAAAATCTCGCAAGGTAAATTAGAAAAAGAGCTAGGTTTTTCAAATGGATCTATCTCTAAATGGAAAACGAGTATGCCTACTCCAGAACGATTACAAAAAATAGCTGATTATTTTGGTGTAACAATAGACTTTCTTATGACCGGAAAGGAGGAAACCATTGCTAATTCCGAATTAACAGTAAAAGACGAACGCGAAATTGGACGTGATCTGGACCGTATTATGGAAGAAATCGAAAATGATGTTGATGGTCCTCTTTTTTATAATGGAGAACCAATTGACGAGGAATCTTTGAGATATCTTAGAAATGCCCTTGAATTCGGGCTTAGAGAGTTGAAGAAAGAGAACAAAGTAAAATATGGCCGCAAAAAAAAGAAAGACTAAAAGGAGATACTATGAAACCATGTGAAAGCTATTCTGATAATGAACTCTCAAGCATTATGGATGAAATTGAACAAATGTCAGACGGGGCGCCCATGTATAATGGTGAAGCCATAGAAACCAGCTCCTTAGAGAGTTTACAACACACTCTTGAAATTGTAGCAGCAGAACTAAAAAAGAAAAAAGACTGATTCTTTTATAAAAAGCTGGTGAGATTATTGATCGAAAAAATAGACAAATTAATAGCACTATATGAAAGAAAGTACGGGACCAGAGATCCGTTCGAAATTGCCAGATGCTTAAAAATTAAAGTTTACTATAGACCGCTTAAAAATATTGCAGGATACTATAAATACATGAAACATAATCGCTGCATTTACATAAATAGTGAGATTGAAGATGATGTCTTTCGTAGAGTTGTTATGGCTCATGAACTTGGACACGCTGTTCTGCACATGAAAGATAATTGTACTTTTATGAAAGGCCATACACTTCTTCTCACGTCAAAAACAGAAAAGCAGGCTAACATCTTTGCGGCCAGATTATTGATTACAGAGGAACTGATACATGATTTTGAAGGATATACGCGAGAACAATTTTGTGATTGCACTGGATATCCAGAGGAATTGATAAAATTAAGATTAGTATAAAATAAAAGCCCCAGCGCGCCAACGCCAGAGCTTTTCACATAGATTATACCGGGTAGAACCGATACAATTACAACCAACTATATTGTATCATTTCGGCACTTAACTGTAAACCGGTATAGTGTTATTTTTATACCCAAATTTAACGAAAGGTAATGATACA